AGTGATGAACACTACAGAGAGGGATGAACCCTCAGTGTAATGATCTAAGTTAGCTGTAGTTGTTAGCTAGCCCAACCGTTAACAGTAGGGATAGCATCATACAACTTCTCACACTTAACACGTGACGGTTTGATGCAGTTAGCATTGACCCAAAAACCAATGCTTATGTTATCTTGAATGTTGAAGTTAGCAATAGCACGACGTGACACGTTAGTATAACGATAGCAAGAGCCGTCTTTTAATAGAACTGACACACGACCATCAATAAGATCTGTCGTGATGTACTGAATGAATGAAGAAGTGCGCATGTGGTTGTGTTGGTTGAACTGTGCTAAGTATGGCAGAGATGAGGCAGGAAGTCAAGAGGTTGGTGACACTTCGTTATGTGTCACACCGTTGATCTTTGCTGGTTTGTTACGCTTACCCTTTGGCACTTTGTTACACCATAACAATGTCTTCATAGGTTTGTCGTTGAGCTTGAATGTGACGTTAGATAGTTTCATTAACTCAAACTCCCATAAGTTCAGACTTAGCATCATCCTTAATTAACTCTAACTCATCGACAACATCATCAACATAATGCTCAGCAATGTCACGCCAATCAATCTCACTGATTGCAGCGTTTAACATGTCATGGATGAAACCATGTTGATCACCAGGTGATAATGAGTACTCTACAAACTCTTTAACATGTTCTTTGATGTAATCTTCGATAATATCTAAGACATCACAGTTATCCTCACATTGATCAAACATGTCCATCATGTCAGTGAAGTCAAAGTCGTTGAACCACATGTTACATAACCATGTTTCATAGTTACTCCAACCGTTATACTTTTGATTGTTCATTAGTGTTGCTCCCTTTGTTTGTATGAATACAATATAGCACATCCTCAAAGAATAGTCAACCCCTTATTACACCAATTTCAATGAACTCATCATAACTCACGATCCAATCAGATATACTTATGTCACACGATTAACGCACGTTAATGACGCTAACACGTAACGAGTTAGTGTTACTTAGCAAAGGCCAGACAGATGTTTTGAGAATCATTATCATTATCATTAATTGATACTGATACGAATTCGTATCATACATAATTAATCCGCTCGCGCTACGCGCTCGCTCCGCCACAATGTGATACATGATCATACATAATTGTACAGTACGAATCCGTATTAAAGGGAGCGAGCGAAGCGAGCGGGGCTGTGATCAGTATATTTTATGACCCTATGGGGGAAATATTTGTATTACTTATATAAAAGTAGTGCTGAAACATTTTTGTCATTTTTTTACGAGGTTATCCAACCCACTCGTTCGCTACGCTCACTCCTTCGTTGTGCCCTTCACTCACTCGGGTCGGCCACATTGCTTCTGCTACAAGAGGAAAATTAGTTCTAATCAACCCCTGAACGCCAGTTGCAATCAATTGATGTTCAAGTTGAGTCCCGTTAGCGCATCTTAGCGCAGTATAATGCAACCAAGAGCGTAGAGTACCGTTCATATAAAGTTTAGTAGGTGTAGAGAGTGGTAGGACATCTCTTGCACATTCTTTAGCGACACCAGCGGCTAACATTTCGTTATAAAGCTTAAGGGATTGATCAAATAAGTCTTGAGTACGTATTTGAAATTCTTGTTGAGTATATTCATTAAGATCATCAATACTATTTTGTCTATTTGTTGTATCTTGACGTCTAAAGTTAGGAAGTGATGGCGTGTTAACGACTTGAGCGTACCTTTGACTAAATTCTTGAAAACTAAAAGATCTATGTCTTAAGATTTGACTAGCAACACTTCTGGTAGTGTCAATCTGTACACACATATTAACCATTTCAAAGGGTGACCAATGATTATGTTTAATAAGATATTTAATTAATTTAATACAATCAGGATTATCTTGATTATCTGGGTTAGATACTCTAGCCATATAAGCTATCAATTGTTCAGCATCAGGTGTTACATGAACAAGTTCTACGTTATGCATACAGTAGTATAAGTTGTGGTGGGATTAATAAAGTTTGGTCTTTGAAGTTTAATAAGTTCTCACGGGATTCATCAAAAGATTAAATATAATATTAAAATATAATATTAAAGGAGGTGTTTATAAAGAATGAAGAAGAGGGAGATGTTTGTCTTTGTGTCTTTGGATCCTCCTCACGCTTCATTAGATAAAGGAGGAATGAGAGCTTGGTCTCGAATTCCTCCCTTTTCGGAGAGTCGGGTCCACCCTTCCCTTCCCCCCTATACGGGTCGGACCGCGAGAGTCCAGGCTACGACTGGCATCTTGCTTAACTTAAACCCAGTGGTGCGCTAGCGCGACACCCAGGTAGGTATTGAGTTTTTAGAATTACCTTTAGCTTGTTGTCGTTGTTCTAAATTCATACCCATAACGAGATGATTAGCAGAGGCTTGAGGGTCATCAATCATCTCTTCAATCATTGAATTCCACTCATCACGTTTACGATTTTTAATAGCCTCAAGGGCAGAGATACCAAGAGCATCTGTATAATATTGTACACCTTGAGCTAACGCATCTATTCTATCGTCGTGTCTAATTGCACCTTTTTCACGACACATCCTAGACATTTGATAAAATAACATGTATAACAAACGTTCTTCAGGTGCAGCTTGTGGGTTAGATTTAAAGTCCCATTCAATTACAGAACGATCAATAACAAGTCGATGTTGATTAAGGACAGGTTCAAGGGAATCAATAATTCGATCTTCTTTTCTAACATTTGCCCGAACTTCTTCAATATCTATACCTTGTTTAGTTTGCGCCATATGTTTTTTAAACAATTCAGATACAATACCGTCACCAAAATTAGTTTCAATTAGAAGTTTAGTAACGCCATATTTTTTACAACCTTTTAGAATATCAAGTAATGTATTGTCGGAGTATCCGTCTCGGTAAGCACGCATGTCGTGCAAGTACAGGAAACCGTTGCGTTGGGAGATATAAGCTGCTGCTGTTTCATCCGAGCCACGACCCGACGGATCAACACTGCAGATTGTTTCTTGGTAAGGATCCCATGTTCCTTGTAACTGCATTGGAGAGTAGAAATAGTCTCCAGGGAGTCCAACAGTGGGGAGGTCTTTGATAACGTTTTGTGGATCGGAGCACCAAACAATGGATTCGGGAGCAGTAGAGGGGTTAACGCTAGTGACGATAAGGTCAGAGCATTTAAGAGGAAACTTTTCAGCATCGGATAAACTCGTATCTAACATGAACTGCAACATAAAGTTGCTACGACCCATTGACGCTTCACGTTCAATCAGGTCTTCATTATCAAATCTATCATCAGTTACTTCCCATTGTTCAGCACCACCATCAATATCTTCGACTAGCTGAGGCGCTAGAAGGCCCTCGTATTGTGAAACCTTCCTAGGATACCTAGCAGGCCAAACAAAGGGCTTGTAGGCTCTCTCAGCTAGCTTACGATAGACAGTAAATGTTGTCTGAGGTGTACCAAGAAACATGATACGTGAATCTGGTTTAGGAGTAAGGATAGATTCAGCTTCTGTACATAATTGTAGAAGTTTTTCCCTCATAAATTCTGTCATACTGTTACCTGGTACTTCAATATCGTCCAGGATCATCAGGTCAGCACGACTACCGGTAAGCTGACCAGTAATACCGACTGATTTAACAGAAGGAGCTTGGTGAGGGGAGCAAGCCACATCAAATGAGATACGACTCCAACGGGAGTCATCAGATTTAGGGCGCAAATGAGCCAACCAGGGTGTTTCAATGATTAATTTCTGTAGGAAGATTGACATGTTATCTGCTCGTTCTTTAGAAGCAGATATAATCATTATTTTCTTTTCGGGGTCATTAAATAAAGTCCAAAGAACAAAAGCACCAGTAATCCAGCTCTTACCAACTCCCCTAAATGCTTGGATCTGTAAACGCTTTGGACCATGTTGAAGGTAATCAGCAATTGCATATTGAGCACGTGTAGGGTTTGGTAAGTCTAGTTCACTCCATAATGCTTGTAGGAATAGCTTAAAATCGTCTCTAAGGAGGTCTAAAGTGTTCATAGGTAGAATCTAGCGTGTAGGGGGTTAGGAGGGCTTCTAGGGGCCAGGAGTGCTGAATAACAAATTAATCACACCTTTACCAGCGTTTAACATAATACCACCAACAGCAGTAGCAGCTCCAACTACATAAGGTGTAGCTGTTTCTACTCCTTCTGATATACTTTCCATAACAGTTGGTGCCATTTGCACTTTAGGTGTAACAGGTGTTTCTGGTAGTTGAACAGGTTGAGAAGGTTGCAACTTAGGTGGTGTATAAGAGCTACCACCAGGTAAGATTGTAGGAGTTATTTCTTGTTGTTGAAAACCACCAAGAGCAGGCATGTTAGCCCGTGTCATGATAGCGTTTACGTTTAACTTAGCACTACCACCAGATTGTAAAAAAGGTTCATAGATATAATCATTACCTTGTAAGTCACCTTTACGTAGATTTTCTTTAGGTTGCATCAACCCTATATTCCAAGGTGCATTAGAAGGACCACCTGCAGAAATAGGAATACGATGATCAACGTGTAATCCACGTCTCTGCGCCTCTTCGTAATAATTATCAACCATCATATTTTCAATAGATGATAATTTAATTTTTTGTTGTTCACCTTTTCGGGAACGTGCTCCTTCTACTTGAGCTTCATAACTAGCCTGAGGCCAAGATACTGAATTCTTACCAGACAATTTGCCTGTATAAGTTACTCCGTTATATGTATGTTGAAGTGATCCAGCTGGTAATTTTTTTATACCTTTTGCTTTGGCTTCAGCTTTTAGTTTTTTAAAGTCAGCAGTCCATTCTTGAATAATTTCAGGTGGCACTCCTGCAACACTAGCGTTTGGCATAATTAATTAATATACTCCATAATTAGTTTTTCACGGAGTCTATTAACTCCAAATTTATCCCTCATCCACGAGAGGACGGGTGTACTTCCTTTATCCTGATTACATCTGGTACAGGCGCATACAACATTTGTTGCGACATCCTCTCCGCCACGTGCGCGAGGATGAACATGATCGATAGATAGTTGACTAAGGTCATAGGTTTTTCCGCAATAGATACAAGTATGGTCAAAATGTTCCTTAATAGAGCGTCTCCACAGACGCTTAGCTTCTGGTGAGGTCATGACTATTAAGTTGTATAGGTAATCGTTAGGGGTAGGAAGTAGTGGGGTCATGCGCGTCCTTTACGTGCTCTGTTTTTTGATGCTGCTTCAAGGAATGTCTTTCCATTTTTCCTGTGGGATACATCCTTGCCATCACCGTTACCGTAGGTTCCACGTTTACGGTTTTCTTTATTTAATGCAGACCGTTTAGAGATCTGTAATGCACTTGAATCATATTTCTTTTGATATGATTTATAGTTACCATTAGCGTATTTTGGACCGCTATAGTTAGAGCTTCGAGCCATAAAGTCTCCGTTGTACAAGTTCAGGGTCAACAGTTGGCATTAAGTTAGCTAGTTTATCTAGTGGGTTACCTTGAACAGCGACGCCACTAATATCATTCTTTGATAGCCAATCAC